AATCCAAAGCAAAGTTCCCTCCTTTCAAGTGGTATGTCGATGCCGATTAAAACATCATCAGCCAAAGCAAAAGGGCGCAAGCTGCAGCAATGGACTGCTAAGCAAATACTGTCCCATTTCAAAGAGCTAGAGCTCGATGACTGCAAGAGCAATCCGATGGGAGCTCATGGCGAGGATGTGCTTCTATCTCCAGCTGCCAGACGGTTGCTGGGGATCACCATAGAATGCAAAGCCCGAAAAAGCATAGCGGTGTACAGCTACGTTGATCAGGCCACAGCCAATGCCCCAAAGGGCATGGAGCCAGTGGTGATCGTTAAGGCAGACCGCAAGCAGCCTTTGGCGGTGGTCGATGCAGCCTACTTTTTCAATCTGTTAAAACAAGGAGCCCGAAATGGATCCGATTGATCTGCCCAAAAACACGCTGATGATTGCCTTCCAACTCGATATGGAAGAGGGCGAGCTGAGCGTCATGACACAGCATAATCTCGAAAAAGAAGAGATGGATGACGTTGAATACCAGATACAAATAGATCTGTTACTGGGTTTGCAAATGATGCTGGATACAGCCCCAGAGCTGTTGATTAGACAAGGACTTTTGCAGCGTCTTTTAATTGATGCCAAAGACGAGGATGGGCCAGAGATTGTCTTCGAGCCTGATGAAGAGCTTTTAGATCTGCTTGCCGAAGGCAAGATAATCCCATTCAAAAAAACCCGGATCCATTGATGGCGAAATGGGCTGAAGCTGATTGGCACCCGTCTCCCCCTACCCACGCAAATATGGTGGACAAGCCGCCTCATTATAACTCTGCAAATATCGAGTGCATCGAGGCTATGGAAGCTATGTCGTTTGGCGCTGATATAACTAGCCATCAGGCATATTGCTGGCAAAACTCTTTTAAATATCTCTGGCGATGGCCGTACAAAAATGGCCTCGAGGATTTGAAAAAATGCCGTTGGTATCTGGATCGACTTATCAAAAAACTAGAGGCAGAACGATGATAACTCAAGATGATATTGATGATTGCGCGGCAGATCGGCTGGCAGGAATAATCGAAGATTTTAAGCAGGTAAAAGACCTGCCTGATGATCCTGTAGACGCATATTTGGATGACACACCACTGCAGATGGTCCGACAATTTGCCACTTTTATGGATCATCCTTTGGACGAGAATTGGTACTTTAACCTTAAGCTAGAGGATATGCGCTTTGGCTTAATTCGAGAAGAGTTTGGCGAAGTGTCCGACGAGAGTGGCATGGGTAATCACCCAGCGGGTATGCTTAAGGAATTAGCTGATCTCATCTACGTGACGTATGGATATGCAGCCACTTACGGATGGGATTTGGACGAGGCTGTCCGACGAGTTCACGTCAGCAACATGTCCAAATTAGGACCAGACAACAAACCCCTAAAACGTCCAGATGGCAAAGTTTTGAAGGGGCCGAATTATAAAAAACCAGACCTATCAGATTTAGTGGAGCAGAAATGAAAAATCACTACGGGCCTACGCTGGGTATTTCTGAAGAAATACATGCAATGAAATATCGCTCAGAAGGGGAAACCTTTACTGAAGCAATGACGCGAGTTGCCGAAGCGTTAAAAGACGATGAAGCACATTTTAATAGCTTTAGAAACATACTTTATAACCAGAGATTTCTTCCAGCGGGACGTGTGCAGTCCGCTATGGGAGCACCGCGCACGGTAACGCCATACAATTGCTTTGTCAGTGGCACTATCGAAGACAGCATGGAAGGGATTATGGATAAAGCTGGGGAAGCTGCACGAACAATGCAACTCGGCGGTGGAATTGGTTATGATTGGTCTACGTTGCGGCCCCACGGGTCATTGATCAGGAGCCTAGACAGTAAGTCCTCCGGGCCACTAAGCTTCATGGGCATCTTTGACGCAGTTTGCAAAACCATTGCCTCTGCAGGTCACAGGAGAGGCGCTCAGATGGGAGTTTTGAGGGTGGATCACCCCGATGTCGAAAAGTTTATCCGGGCTAAAAACAACTCCACAGACCTCACTCAGTTTAACATGAGCGTGGGGGTCACCGACAAGTTTATGGAGGCTGTGAAAGCCGACACTGACTTTGATCTAGTGTTTGAGGGTACAGTCTACAGCACTATCAACGCCCGGGCATTGTGGGACGATATTCTACGCAGCACATGGGACTGGGCGGAGCCGGGTATCCTATTTATTGATCGTATTAACCGCAAAAATAACCTGCATTATTGTGAGAAGATCGCTGCAACAAATCCGTGTGGTGAACAGCCTTTGCCGCCTTACGGGGCGTGCTTGTTAGGATCTTTCAACCTAGTTAAGTACATACAAATGACGCCTGACGGCACATATGCATTTAACATGCAGATGCTTAAGGACGACATCCCACATATTGTACGAGCTATGGACAACGTAGTGGACCGAGCGACCTACCCGCTGCCCCAGCAAGAAAAGCAAGCCAAGGACACTCGCAGGATGGGGCTAGGTGTAACTGGCGTTGCAAATGCTCTTGAATCAATGGGCCATGAATATGGGTCAGATGATTTCATCCACTGGCTAGAGAAAATCATGGGCGTAATTCGGGATGGATGCTACATGACTTCTATCTCTTTGGCCGTCGAGAAAGGCAAGTTTCCGTTGTACGATGATAAGTACTTAGATTCTGAATTTGCACAAACATTGCCCCTCAGTATCCGCACTTTGATACAGACCCACGGCATCAGAAACAGCCATCTATTGTCCGTAGCTCCTACTGGCACAATCAGCCTGTCAGCGGACAATGTGAGCTCTGGCATTGAGCCTGTATTCTCCCACAGTTACGATAGAACGATCCAGACGTTCGATGGGCCAAGAATCGAAACTGTGAAGGATTACGGCTATCAGAACTTTGGGATCAAGGGCAAAACAACTAATGAACTGTCCGTATTTGATCATGTAAAAGTTCTCAATACAGCCAGTAAATATGTCGATAGTGCATGTAGCAAAACGTGCAATGTCGGGGACGAGGTGGGCTGGGAGGACTTCAAGCGTGTTTATATGGAAGCGTTTGAAGGAGGATCATCAGGTTGTACGACATTCCGTGCCAGCGGAAAGCGTTTTGGAATTTTGAATGCATCAGCGGTAGAGGATGTAGCAGAGCCTGATATCGAAGAACCCGACAACTTTATCGAAGAGGGTGGGGCTTGTTATTATGACCCCGCCACAGGCCTCAGAAAGTGTGAATAAGCCCTTCCACTAAGGTAATTGCTATGGTACTAACAATCAGCTATCTTATGCCAGCCAACAAAAAACCCCCCAGAGTTGACTGGAGGGCTTACGTCATTTAAGGTTATGGCAGTGAGGGGTTCTTGGTCGTTCTCCGAGCTGCTATATAGACCCGGGGGTTGCTCCCCCGGGTTTTTTATTGGACTATTGCATTTATTGCTTCAGCAGCTTCGCTTACTTCTGCTTGTGCATCCTCTAGAATACCCGGGACATCTTCAGCATCCGTTTCTAGGTCAGTTTTAAGTAGGCCTGATCCAAGGAAATAAAGCAGGGTTTCTTCTAATAAAGGATCCCCCGGATTTTTGTTATATTTGCTGGCCAGAGCAAGATACTCATCTGGGTTAGCTAGGATGTTTTGTCTAATAGCCATCCCCCGTGAATCTGCATCCATCTTCTCAATTGCACCCCCAAGAATTGATCGGATCCTCGTACCAATACGGCTCAGAGGCCCAATAAAGATAGCAATCATACGATTGGTATTTGTCCGGGCTTGCTGATTAAATGCAGTGCGCGATTGCCCTGCTATTGGGCTAGCGCTTTTGAGGGCTTCTGTTTCCCGGGCCATACCAAGAGAGGCTTCAAGACCACTAAACAGCGTCTCTCCCTCATCTCCGTAGATCTCCCTACCGACCCTAAACAGAGGGGTGAGCTCATCAGCAGCTCGCTCCCCGGGAGCCACGTTCATCGGGGTTACACCGCTAGTCTGCAACTTTCTGCCAATAAGCTTGTCATCTAGAAACTTATTATAAGCTAGCTTCAGTGCATCCTTAATCACAGGACGATTAGCCTCTGGTGAGGCTTCAATCGCCTGTAGAAGCTGCCCCATTCGGCTAACAGTCTCTGCCCCGGTAAAGAACCCTGAGAACGCTTTGTAAGGGTCTGAGGTAGCAAATATCTCAGCGCTACTCGCAATCTGCTTAAGCTGTGGGGTGAGCGACTTATCGAAGAACTCTGTAAGAATACTGCCCTGCAGCTGCGCTATACCTTTATCCGCGCTGACTTTGGTGCTTTCTAATACTTTAAGCAGCTCCTCCTGACTGCCTTTGGCAGTCTCGAGGCGTTTTAGGAAGCCATTTATCATGCCAGCCTTTTGCGGGAAATTAGCCGATAATACGCTTGAATAGGTGCCCAATTCAGCGGTCAGTTTGCCGTAATCGATACCATCAATACCGCTAGCCCGGGCATCTAACGCAAAGCGACCTAGTACCTTGAGAACCATATAGTCCGCTATCTCTCCACCATCGTTTTTAGGCAGGGTGCTTAGAGCGGTCTTAAGGTGGGCTATATCAAAGCGATTGCCTCGATCTAGCCAATCCACAGACAGATCTTCAAAGGCGCTATCGTAGCCGGGCTGATTAAATCCTTTACCCGTCATTGTCGCAGTGAGATCTTCGTTGCTGGTCCGACCAAGTGTGCTGTCGTAAAGATCTGCATACTCGGCTAGCTTTGATTGTGGAGAATTAGGCCCACCAGATTTGAACAAGTAATCCTCTTGGAAATAACGCTTAGCTTCCCGAGCGTTTGCGGCTAACGCATCACCGCCTTCTTCCTCAACAAAATCTAGCATGTCGTTATCGATGAACTTGATAAAGTCCCTGACGGTAGACCCAGCCAAACCGTTCCCCCGGGTGTACAAATCACTAGCCAGCTGTGACATTTCTTGGCGGACCTGTTTGTAGAAAAAGCCAAAGTTAAGCTTGGGGTCGTTGTCTAGAAATTCCTGTACACGATCTATGACTTCCTCTGGCGTTTCACGCCGTGTAGCGCCCTCTTCGCCAGCTTCATCGGCAACCATTTTAGGCTGTACAAGTCCGTGCAGTGTGCCAACCGGGCGATTACTCTTTACAAGATATTCCGCCTCAGTGATGCTGCCGAGGTTGATGCGTTCAAACTGATCAACGATTGCTTCAGCATCGATTGGCCCACCGCTTACGGCTGCGTATTTAGCATCCTTATCAGTGCGTTGGGCTACATACGACACTTCTAAAAGTTTCTTTATGCGGTCTCTGACCGCTGTGGCGGGGCCTTCTAAGTCAGTGCCATATTGAGCTGCAAGCTTATCAATTACATCTGTGGCCTCTAGGTCTTGATCAAAGCCACTCATGATGCTTGCATAGTCTGCATCGTACTTAGCTTGCGCTTGAGCTAGACCACCGCTCACATCATCCACAGATGCCCGGGCAGTCTCCGTAAGAGCCTCGGCTCCATCTTCCAGCTTGGCAGTCTGCTGAGCAGCCGTCTCTCCACCTAGCTCTTGCGCCTGTAGCCTTAAGTCTTGCTGCACAGCTGCGATAGGCGCATCAACAGCATCCACTACGGGTGACCCCGGGATGTTCATGGCCCCAGCTCTAACGCCCAAGGCATTACTTCGATCAGCTTGATTACCAGTGCCCTTGAGAAGCGCACTTACCGTATCAATGGTGACCTGTTGATTTTTATCCATGTCACGAATAGATCGTACTAGGACTTCTTTGTTAGCCTCGACTACCTCGGCTATGCGCTTACGTGCCTCTGCTAGCATTTGCTCACTGGCATCAGGCGGAATGTTAGCCAGCTCGAGAGACAACTGCATATACACAGCTTTTTCTGGGCCCTTAAATGCAGTAACAAAACCATCTAAAAGGAATTGCCCTGCAGTGGTGGCCACTGCTTTAGTTGTAGCTAAAGCCCCTAAAGCAACCCCGCCAAGGGCCATGCCTTCAGTTAGGGTGTTTAGACGATGCTCGATTACCTTATCCGCATCCTCGTCTCCTAGCTCTACTAAGTCAGGAAAGGCTGGAAAGGTGGCGTTAGGGCCCATAACAACAGTGCCCTCGTCAGTGCCTGTGGTCAGCGTGGCAGCGGTTTCACCTGTGAGTGTCGCGGTGATACCTTTAAAAGTGTTGAGGACAACATTGGCTACTTTAGATGTTGCTTGCGGGATAAGCGACAAAGCACGTACTGTGCCCACCCCAGCGGGTAGACCAGCAATAATGGCGGGGCCAGCGTCAGCAATCAGCGCATCAAAAAAAGTTCCACCAGTATCGACATTAACTGATTTTTCTTGGGCACTCTCAACAAGGTCATCTGGGTATTGATCGCCAATTGGAGAGGATCGAAGTAGATCAGCCACGTCTGTTTTCTCCAAAATAGCGGCGTCTAATTCTCGAAAATCAGACACGCTTTCTTGAATGCCCTTACCTAGAATTTGTGTAGCACCAACTTTTGCGGTGACATCATAGGGGTCTACCCCCAAGAGCATTTTTGCCCCGCCCATCAAACTGGTTTCAGGTTCCGGGATCAGTGAATCACTGCCATCCTCCCTCACAAATCTGTGGGAGTTACCCACCAACTCAATATTCGGGTTCAGCTCTCTGCTATGTTTTCCGTCCTCGTCTTTCTGGTAAACAATGTCCTTATATCGGTCCATCGCCTCTCCGAGGCTGAGACCATCGTACATATTGGTCGGGAAAGCAGCCTCGAAAGAAGGTGGGGATAATTCTATACCGAGTTTTTTTAAAAGAGCTTCTTCGGTATCCTCCTCACCGTCCGCAGGGGCAAGAGTAATACCAAGTTTCTTGAGGGCTTCTTCTTCTGCTGAAGACATTACTCAGTAACCTCTCTGTATTGAATTACGTTATTCCCATCTCTATAGGCCTCTACTGTTTTGCCTATAAATGGCCTTAGCTTTTCCACCATTGCTTGGTTTGAAGAAATTCCATCCAGTCCCAGTAATTCTTCAGACACAGCAAAACTGCTGGTTACAGGTGTAGTCTGTTCCCCAGTCGTTGCGCCTAGCTCTAAATTACCCGCAAGTGCGGCGGAGAATTGCTGCGCTTTTTTAGGGGTGTAGTTACTACCGTCTTCTGTAGTAAAGGCTTTTACTGCGTAGTCAGTTTTGAAGTTTTGTCCATAAGGGTACGCCTGTAACCCTTCGGTCAGCTTCCTCTGGGCGATAATAGAGCCAATCTTACCGTTTCTTTTGTTTTCGACAGTAGTAAGAGTGCGGTCAAGCATACTGTTTATCTGTATCAGAGCTTGCTTCGGAGTCAGTCCTTCTCCAACACTTATCAAGTTAAGTCCTAATTCTCTATCTGATAGTCCTTGGCCACTAGACCCCATTAAACGGGCCTGATCGTATGCAGCACGTAACTGCAGAGCAAACAGTTTTCTATTTAAGGGCGCACCTAGCGCTTCAAACATGGGAGTAGCTAAGCTTTCGTACTCCTGATAGGTAACGCCACTTGAACCCGCTTTGCCAAACGCTGTTTTGAGAGCCGTACCAAACTCGTTAAATTGCGTATTAAGGTTACCTGCAGCTGATAAGTAAGTGTTCATCGCTGTAGGGTTTTCAGTAACTAACTGACGGTATTCCAGTAAATTATCTATAACCCCAATGCCGTCTTGAACAATTTCAGACGCTTTTGAAATAGGCTCGTTGTACAGCTTAATCATGGTGGCTGCTTCGCCTTCGGCAAATACACGGCCCGTATCTACATCCGCAACTACTTCACCCGTTAAATGATTTACCCACACTTCTTTGGTAACCATTTCACCATCATCGCCGCCGTCTTTGGCTACCTGTCGAGTGTCTTTTCTGATGAGCATTTGAGAGCCCAAGTCTACTAAACCATTATCTCCCACAGGGAAGTACGCTATGGGATCTTTAGCAAGCTCGGCCTTTTTAACAGCTGCGCTATTGAATTTAAATGCCATCTCAGTGATCTGCTCGACATAACCCTCAAGATCGTCTGCAGGAATGCTTTTATTATTCCGCAAAGTAAGTATAGCGGCCTCTGCTTGATTTGCATCTGTAATACGGTTTTTTTCCGTAAACTCTGCAAAGTCGAATACGTCTAAGGTAGCCCTATACTCTTGCACTTGGGCAAGAGCAGCATTCCTTTCTGCTTCCCCAATGGTTTTATCAGCGTTAATCGTTGCAATAAGCCCGTCTGCGTCTGTCGTAGTTTTAATGTCTTTAAAATCGAGAGGAAACCCAGCTGGTTTCATTGGTTCCAACGTGACCATGTTTTCTTGATAACCGCCCTCAGTACCCTCAAAGGGCTGAGATTTATCACCAGCGGCCCATTCTTTGAACGCTTGGCTGTTGCTGATATTATCAACCGCTTTGTCTGCTGTTCCTGTATCGATCTCTGCAATAAGCTTATCGACATCTTCATCTGAGGTCATAAACTGGCCGTTCTTATCCTTCCGATCTAAAAACTCCCAAGTTTTCCTTAGTATATTACGCTCAGAGCGTTTATCGCCACCCGTTGATCGAGCTCCTGCAAGCCTGTCCTGCGCGTAGGCTATGAATAGCTTATTCTGAGTTTCTTCATCAAATATGGTGTCATCCGTAATCTCTAGCTGCTCAAAAATACCACCTTCTTTCTCAAATTCCCTCAGTGTACCACCTATAAATTGGTATTTACCAACGGGAGTGCTAGCCAGCCCTCTGCCATAGGCTTTTGCTTTTTTGGGCATATTGAGCTTAGACCAATTGAAATACTTCCCGCCGCTTTCAGTAAGATCAATAATCTCTCTCTTAGTCATCTGAGACACAGGTTTGTCTGTGGTAAAAAAAGTTTTCTTACCGTCTTTCTCGCCAATCAAAGTTGCATTGATGTCCCCGGCGGATTCACCTTGGACAAGCCTGTCCATTTCGGGCATATTAAAGCCCGGAACATCTGGTCGAACTGGGCCAGCAAACTCTTCAACTGTCCGGGTTACACCATCGCGTTCTACCGCTGCCCCATAGTCTGCTTCAACTTTAGAAGCATCCCCTTTGAACGTCACCAGCTGGTTAAACATATAGTTAATTGTGCCATCGTCTCCCTGGAAACCTACGTTCTTAGCAATCTGTTGGGCCTGTTTAAGGTAAAGGGCGTTTTCTTCTTCCTCTTTCTCACGCTTCAGTCTTAGACGTGTTTTTTGTGCTATGAGATCAGTTGCTTTAAGGGCGTCAGCTTTAAGCTTGGCGTCCTGTTTTTTGCTCATCATAGGCACATAAACAGAGGCGAAGCCCTCCATGAAGCTGCCCAATTTATCAGGCTTATTAGCGTAGTTTATGCTGCCGTCAGCAACTCCAGCTTGTACGTCACGCCAACCCATCAGCCATCTCCTCTTCAACTGGTTCTTCGCCCATGCCGAGCATGGTCTGTTGTTCCTCCCCAGACGCCTCTAAAGGCTCTTCTGGTATTGCCATGAGACCGCCTTCTGGCGGTTCCTCAAACACCCCCTCAACAACTTCTGGCGCTGGTGTTGCGTCTTCAGCATCCACAAGACCGAGTGCTATTTTTAATGATGTTGGAGTGATCGACACACGATCCTTATCGCTAGCGCCCATCTCGTAGGTTTTGCCCTCAGACTTCGCCATAATCTCGATATACCGAGCAACAGGCCCCGCCATTAGGATGGCAAGGTCAATGGGGATCTTTCCCCGGCTGATGCTTTGAAGCATAAGGCTGGCAGTGATCACGGTGATCGGGGTCTCCAGATCAATCAGAGACATAATGAGGTCAGTCTCTTCGGGCTCGCCCATCTTAGTGATAAAATATTCAACGCCCTCATCGTAATCCACGATGTCCGGGGGACGATGCCAGCTGTAATTGCGGGTATCTGTCGTGTAATTAGCTCCGGGGATTGGGCTACTGAGCTTCTGCATCAAGTATCTCCTCTTCGGTTGGCTCAGCAGCCTCTGGCTCTGCCATCATCACCTCTTCAAGCTTGTCTAGATACGCGGGCGTATAGATCAGCCCTTCCTCAGACATCTCTGCAATGTTGCGGGGCACCTTGCCTTCGATAAACCCTTTGATGGATTTCTTAATGGCGTCTTCAAACTTCATTTTTTTTAAGCTCCGCTATCAACTGTGCTTGTTGTCTAATTTGTTCCCGTTGCCGCTCCAGTTCTTCGAACTGGCGGTCAACAGCACTTTGCTGGGGAAAGGGTATTACCGTGTCTGAGCTCACTTAGGCAGCGCTCCATAATTCACTAGCAAGTATCCGTGTGGGCCTTGCACAATAGCTTGTGGGTGGGTCTTCTGAACCTCTTGGGCCATTACGCCAAAAGTGGGCCCGTTGTTTAAACCCACACGCACAGCTTCCTGATTCCAATCCCAAGTATAATACCTGATGCCATCCACAGTTTCTAAATGCTCGATATTTTCTTTGAGGCGGATATCTGAATAGAAATAACTCATCATAAGACCGCAACAACACCGGCAATTTTCCCAAGCGTGCCAAGCAAGCCGCCCGAGCTGCTTCCGCTCTTAGCGCTTGCTTGAATCTGAGCAACTAACACTTGAGCGTCTCTTGTGGCCTCATTGTCGGCCCCCTTAAAGATGTAGTCCAGCAGGTTATCGACGCTGTCCCAAAGCCTGTTCTGGGCCTCTTGAGAGATGTCTAAGGCGTTTTTTACATCATCACCAACTGCCTCAAAAATCATTTTGGTGGTAGTGGTTTCAACCGTTTGCCGCCATTTGGCATTGCCCACATCAATATTGTATTGCATATTACTATAAAACCGATCTCGGGAATCCTCAAGCTCAGCAATAGCCCGATTATTTACGTTGGCTTCACCCGCGTTAAATTTGGCTAACGAATTTGTCTCTATAGAGTTATGTCGCTCAATTGCGGAGTTGAGTTCGTCATAGAATTTAGTAAAATCGTTTTCACTTTCGGCAGTGAAAAGCCGTTGAGCATTTATAGCTTTCTGGTCTTCAAAAAGTGCCTGTACAACAGCCTGTTTATCAATAACTTCAGCTTGTTGTTCGTTGGTCAGGTTCTTGAGGTCCATATCTAGAAACGCTTTGGCGTTGGAGACCGCCGCTGCCTCTCGGGCGTCAAGATTACTCAGCTCAAAATTCGCTAGGATCTTTGCTTTGTTAATAATTGCCTCTTGTCGATTATCGAGGTTTGCAACGGTAAGTGTTTGAAAAAAAGAAGCTTCTTTATCAGCTACACCCAAGGTCGCTTCCATAATAGCATTCGCGTAGGCAGCGGTTGCCGCTGTCCCGGAGATGCCTGAGAAAGCAATTGTTTTTTGCGTATCACGCGCCATAGCTTGTGCCCAAACTGGAATCTTTGGATTACCGTTGCTGTCTTTAAATTCAGCGGAAATAATCTTCATCTGACCAAGAATGGTTGCCTTGTGATCTGTATAATTTCCTTGGCCCAGTCGCTCGGCAAGCAGTTTTCCCGCTGGGGTAGACGTATCAATAATCGTAGATATGTTTTGGCTGGCAAAATCATCTAGCGAATTTCCAAGTACGCCTGTCCCGGCATTTTCAGCAGCGACATCAATCTCAATATCGTCAGCATTAACAAGATTATCGTCATCTATAACGCCTGTTGCGGCGTTTACTTTAGTGCTTGCATCAAGCTTGTCCGTCGAAGTGCTAGCTGTATAGGAGCTCGCCCCGGGTTTTGTTATGCTGTTCGCATTTGTGCCCTCGGCGGTTGAGGTATCGATTGTAGGAGTTTCTCCGAGAGCATACCTTGCATCGTAAGGATCCAAATTTGTTCCCGCTGCATCTGCGTCCAAAGTTGGTAGTAAATCTTCTATTTTTAGGCCGCGACTGGATAACCACGCTTCGGGATCAGCTATAATTGCTTCCATGTCTGCTTGATTGGTAATAACACCAGCCTTCGTAGCCATGTCCAGAATAACTTCAGATGTTAGCCTACCGGCAGCAATCTCACCGTCTTCATTAGCGTTATCTTCTTGATATTGTTTTATTTCTTCAACCGCACCATCGTCGCCGTCACCTTCGGCTTCTGCAAATTTCCTGTCGTAACCGGATTTAGCAGTGCTAGGGTCGAAGCCAGCATCCCCTTCTCTTTTACCAGTGGCATCTTCTACAATAGAATTAGCGTCTACAACTTTTCCATCTATGATTTCTACTGTATACGGCTGACCAAGAAAATTGTACGAGTAATTAATCTGCGGTGCATCTCCATCTTTAGGTTTAGTGTACACCATTCTGCCATTTATATCTTCGGATGAGTTTGTCTTTGGGTCAATTCCCATTGTCCAACTGGTAAACTTTCCCAGAGCCTTTGGAATTAAGGACAGAGGACTCAATATCCCCCAAGCAGCATCGTCTAATCCAAATTCTGGGGCTGTACCTTTGGGTACATATTCCGTTACCGTATCATCGGCGTTTAGGGTTGCATTGGTTTTGACATTGTTGCCGCTACCTGTGTATTCAGAGTTACCCTGCCCATCATTTCCATAACTGCCATCATCATTTTGAGAGACAGTTTCACCTGCCTTAGCGCCATCATCATAGGTAAGTGTTCCAGAGACGTAGGAAGCCCCGTCCTCCGGAGTAAATGTATTTGCAACACTTTCTGTAAAACTGTTACCATTGCCAAAAGTTTCTGACCATAAGCCCATTAGATTGTATCCCTTTCTGCATGGCAGCGCCGTATCCGGTCACGCAAATAAACATAGTTTCCGATTGCTTCTTCAATCGCCTGATTGTCAGGCGGTAGGCTTTCGATTTCATCGGCTAGATTGTTGTTAAATGCCTCAGAATACTGCTTCAATTGCGGGCAGTATATTTCAAGCTGAGTTCTATAAACCGTTTGAGCGCAACCGCTCAGTGACAGACTTACGATCAGTAAGAGCATCGTCTTCATGTTCAGACATCGCCTTGTAAAAATTGGTGGTTTTCTTTTGTGCTTGAAGATCGTCCTCCAGCACTTTAGTCTTCTCTGCAGCCCGTCCTCTAACTCTGCCCATGACGTAAATAATAGGTAGGGCGAGGGCTAAAGTAGCGATAAGGTAGGTTTTTATTTTACCAAAAATAAACATCAGTGGACCCCGTCTGAGTGATCCTTAAATCGGGCGTATGCGGCGAGGCCTATGCCGCCTATAGCGCAGACTAAGAACAGTACTTTTAAGCTATCCGCATATGGCAGTAGTCCCTGCAGCTGACCTGAGATTTCGTTCATAGCAGTGGCAGCTCCAGCAATACCTGCGCCAGCCATTGTTTTAGACTTAGCTAAGGATTTAGGCGCAGCTGCAGATACCTTTTGAGGCATTTCTGAGCCGCCCTCGTCAGAGGGCAGAGCAGCATCTGAGGAGAACAAAGAAGCCTCTGCTGAACGTCTCCGGGTGAGGCCGTTTAGTGGAGTAAGCTTTCCATCTACCCTAGCTTTGTTCCAGCGCATCAGCTGCTCTGGGACTTCATCGTATAGCCCTTGATTGAGCTTTTTTAGGAGGGTGGAGCTTTTGAAGGCCCCTTGGCCGAGGTTAAAAACGAAAGACGTGAGAGCGTCATATTGGTATTGAGATAGAGGGACATTAACGAGGCGTTTAACAGCTTTGCCGTGCTCATTGAGATCTTCTATAAGCCGCTGCTCGCAGTACTCTTTAGTCCATTTAGTTCCTGATCTGACGCCTCTAGTGGCCCCAAATCCGCATGTATAGCGGTTTGCAGGGCAGCGGTAACTCGAAACCATGCCATCGGGCTGCACTCGGTGCAGACCCTCAAACTTTTTAACTAGATTGATGCCTTGGGCGGAGATTGCTTGTGGATGCATATTTTACCCTGTTTGTGTGTACGGAGAAACGTACCCCGAATAATTTGTGTTTACTGACGGGCTGAGATTACCCATGCCCACGTTTGCTTTTGGTAAAGTGCCGTATTGCCCTAAGAAGGCTAACTGGTCTGGTATGCTCAGGACTTTATTAGCTACCTCACGACCAGAAGGTTCAAAGTCTCTCATAATTAGATTTCCGTTGGAATCGATAGCCCGTATCGTAGTTATTCCGTTTTTTCTAAAGGATGATCGCACTAGGTTACCTTGAGGATCAAACGCAGAGATAACAGACCGCAAGTCCTGACGCTGGGTAGGATTTAAACTTTGAACTTGAGAAACCATATTCGCCAATTCTCTTGACTTGGCTCCCAATGTGCCATTCTGCGCGTTAAAACCCGGAGGGGCGGCTGCTCCGCTCGTTGCTGTATCAGTATCGGTATCGCCAGTACCAAACGTGGAATTTACTCCAAGGATGTTTGCTGGTGCAGACGATGTGCTATTGAGTGCATTATTGATAGCAAAGTTATCATTACTCACTGAGTTGGCAAATCCACTTACGTCATTACGAATTTGACCAAAGGCATCAGTCTGCGCCTGTTCAAGGTCTGTTCTAAATTTATTAGCTAGACTAACATCCTCGCCGTATCTTGCCACATAGTCATCAAAATTACTGACGAAACCATCCTGACCTTCTTGCATAGTAGTCTGATTGTCTAATATTGATGTAGAGCTAATGTCATTATTGCTACTCATCGTGGTCAGAGCATCATCAAGATCCTTTTGACCATCTAATACATTAGTTTGAGTAGTTGTAAGTTGGTCTTTCGCATCCACAAATCCTGTATCAAGAGTATCAAAACGACTTGTTTGTGCCGTTGATAAATCAGAAATACCCTGCCCTAGCCCTTTGGTATTTGTGTCGATAGTATCTGCAGTAGTCTGTACGCCAGTAACCTGATCACTTACGTCAGTTATAGCGGTGAGGTTATCCCCCACGTCTGTGTCAACAGTATCAAAGCGAGTATTTAAGTCGCCAAACTGATTAGTAAGGTTTGTATTTTGATCAGCAAACTGAGTAGTAAGATTTTGATTTTGGTCTACAAACTCCTTGTAGAGGCCTGTGTTTGCTACGTTTGGGTCTATGCCAACGCCAAACTGCATACCAGCTTCCAAATCTACCTGATCTACTACTCCATCTGCATTTAAGTCGTATTGTGCTACCCCAGCGGCATCAAACGGTTCTAATCCAGTGATGTGTCGCAGCACGGGAATACCGTCTTTTCCCATTTTCCAAGGGTTCTCCGCAAAGCCGCTTAAATCATAGGTCTCCTCTTTCGTCCCAATCGCCCCCAATGCCGTCTCAAGGTCCGTTAGTTGTGCCATTTTAAAACTCCTTCTGTGAACCTCGTCGGGCTCCTTAAATCCTTAAATAATTAAACCACCCGCACTTTTAAGTTCTGTGCTGCGCTGGAAGTAACCCTCACTGTTGTGCTGTCTGGGAAGTCATAATTGTAGTCAGTTCCCAAAACTGCGCCTTGGTTTAAAGCGGTTGCATCGTAGTTGATTGAAACGCCATCCGACGATGGAACACTTGAGTTGGATGATGCTAAATAAAAGCCAATCATCAAGTCTAAGCTGTCACCTAAAGTGTAGTGATTAGTGTCTGTAATAGCTTGTAGCTGGGCTTTGTCCATGCGGTTAATGGAGATATTAGTCAGTGCTTGTTGCAGGGCATATAGCTCAGAGTTTGTTGTAGCTGATGTCCATGTAGCAGATGTGATGTAGTCCTCAGCTCTGGTGTCGTATTCTTGTACGCCACCTCCATTAAACCCAATGAGGTACATTTTAAGGCCATCAGGTTTAAAGAAGATATTTGCTGGATAGCTTTCTTGAGCAGCTACACTAAAGTTTTGGAGGTAGACTGAAGTGGAAACATTCCAAGCAGTGCTTAGGTTATATTCATATACAGCATC